ATTGGGATTTTTATACCGGGAACTGGCTCGACCAAACGGCATTATGCTTGAACTGGTAAATAACAAACCCGACCCGGCTGAGATCGTTAGCCTTCGGGCTGGTTCGGCTTACCGAGGTGTGGTAAAACCGCGAATTCACACTAAACTCACCGAAAACCCATCAAAAGGTTTAGAATTTGTGGAGTTCTGCGCTAAATACGGCCAAGAGATGCTACCTTGGCAAGAATGGCTTAGTGAACAGACGCTCAAAGTTCAGCCGGATGGCCGATGGCAGACTCCGGTTCACGGCATCTTATTAGCTCGCCAAAATGGTAAATCTACTTGGATGGCTTGGCAGATATTGTGGCGAATCTTCGGATTAGAACAGAAATTGCAGGTTCACACAGCTCACAAACTAACTACCTCAGCTGAAGTCTTCTACAAAATCTATGGAATTATTACGGAACATCCTGAACTTGAAAGTCAGTTAGTTAAGAAGCTAGAAGCCCGAGGATTTCAAGAATTACAGTTTTCTGGTGGCCGTCGATACATAGTAAGAGCTTCTAACTCGGCTACTCGCGGAATTGCCAGCCCGGATACGATATGGATGGACGAAGCTCGCGAATATCACGACGAGGACGTATGGTCTTCGCTTCGCTTTACTCAAATGGCTTCGGCCAATCCACAAGCCTTCTTACTATCTAACGCCGGAGATAGCCATTCAGTCGTATTAAACAAAATGCGCGAGCGGTCTTTAGCTTCAATACTCACAAACGATTTATCCTTAGGCTGGTGGGAATGGTCTGCTCCACCTGAGATTAAATTCGACGGATCATCAACATTCTGGGAAGGCGTAGCACAAGCTAATCCATCTCTCGGCCACACAATTCACCCGGACAATATCCGAGCGGTATTAAATGATCCGGAAGACATAGTTAGAACCGAAGTTTTATGTCAATGGGTTTCAACAATCAATCCAGTCATCCATCCGTCTCAATGGTCGGCTTGCGCGGTCGAGGGTCTGCGCCTAGAGCCGAACGCTGATACTTGGCTTGCGATTGATTTATCACCTGATAGGCGACAAGCCGCGTTAGTCGCCTCTCAACGGATAGACCGGGATCGATTCCAAGTTCAGCTTCTTCAGACTTGGACTAATCCCGGCTATCTATCCGACAAAGTAATCGCTAACGATATTGGCGACTGGTATCGCAAGTTCAATGTTATGAAAATTGCTTATTCGGCTAGGACGGCTAGTGCTGTGGCTGCTCGATTAGTCCCGGCTGGCTTACCTTGCGAGGCAATAGATGGGCAGTTATACGCGACTAGCTGTGATGAGTTCGTTTCAGCTATTTCCAGTCAGAGATTGGCTCATAGCAATCAGGAAGAATTAACTTCACATTGTTTGTCAGCGGTAAGGCTTAACTTTGGCGATGGCGGTTGGATATTCGGTCGTAAAGTCTCAGCCGCAGTAATTACCGGAGCGGTCGCAGCTGCTATGGCGGCTCACTACGCCACTCAGACAAATGAAGGGGTAGATATAATCGTCGCGTAGCACATATCCATTACAATTTAGGCTCAATGGGTGCTATTCGCGATTTCTTCTTTCCAGTCTCTAAGCCACTTAGAACTTCTGATGTAGAAGCGGCTTTAACGCCAATTCAGATTACTGATTCTGTTTACAACATTCTCGGTGGAGCTACTAACACAACTCGCCAACTAGCTATGAGCGTTCCGGCTGTTGCTCGCGCTAGAAATATAATCTGCGGAACTATTGGCTCATTACCTTTGACAACGTTCAACCGCATTACTGGCGAATATGTTGATCCGCACAGAGTAATCAATCAGCCTGACCCTAGAGTGGCTGGCTTCGTTGTTTACACTTGGCTCGCTGAAGATATATTTCTTTATGGCGCTGGCTATGGACAAGTTCTCGAAATGTATTCGGCAACAGATGGCGGTCGCGTAAGAGCTTGGACTCGCGTTAGCCCAGATCGCGTAACAGTCGATACAGATTTCAAGAATACAACAATCACCGGATATAAAGTTGATGGTATGGCAGTTCCACAATCCGGAGTTGGCTCGCTAATTAGATTCGATGGCGGAGATGAGGGATTTTTACACCGCGCTGGCAAGACTGTTAATGCGGCAGTTTACTTAGAGAACGCGGCAGTAACTTACGCGAAAGACCCAATGCCAACCTTGGCTCTTAAATCAACTGGCACAAATCTTCCAGCCGAGAGAATCAATTCACTTCTAACTGCTTGGCGCACAGCTCGTCAATCTCGAGCAACCGCTTTTCTAAATGCTGATGTTGATATTAAAGAAATTGGTTTTGATCCTAAGTCATTACAACTAACCGAAGCTCGTCAATATGTCGCGTTAGAATTAGCTAGGGCCGCAGGTATCCCGGCTTACTTCTTGAGCGCCGAGACTACTTCAATGACATATAGCAACGCGGTTAGCGAACGGCGCTCATTAGTAGATTTCTCACTTCGTCCAATTCTCAAGGCGATTGAGGAAAGGCTCTCACTTCCGGACTTCGTTCCAAACCCGGTAATGGTGCGCTTTGATTTAGACGATTTCCTTCGCGGTAACGCTTTGGAGAGAGCTCAAGTTTATGAAATCTTGAATCGCATTGGCGCTATGAGCGTTGAGCAGATTCAGCGAGAGGAAGATTTAATACAAAATGAAAATTAACCTACCAATGGCTATCACAGCCGCCGACGTCGCTACTCGCACAATTAGCGGAACAATCGTCACTTGGAATGAGCGCGGCAACACCTCAGTTGGTCCAACTATATTCGCCAAAGATTCTATTTCGATGAAGAATGTTAAATTGCTTCTCGAGCACGACAGAACGCGACCAATCGGCAAAATGGCAAGCTTTGAGGCTACCGACCAAGGTATAACAGCAAAGTTTGTTTTAGCGAAAACTTTTGCGGCTGATGACGCATTAGAAGAAGCCGCAACCGGACTTCGAGACGGATTCTCAGTCGGCGCGATGATTAACGAATGGTCGAACGACAATGGCGTTATGAAAATTACAAGCGCATCATTAGAAGAAGTTTCCCTAGTTACTGATCCAGCAATAGATAGCGCTCGCGTTAGCGAAGTCGCCGCTTCTGAGAACGAAGCGCCACAAGAAGATTCTGCTCCGGCAACCGCTGAAGCAGACAACCCAACCGAAGGAGAACAAGTGTCAGACACTACCGTTCCAGCTCCTGCCGAAGAAACGGTAGAAGCTGCTAAGGTTCAGAGTGTTGAGGCAGCTCGCCCAGCATTCTTCACCTCACCTCGCCTAGAGTTCACAAAGGCGAAGTATCTCGAGGCATCAATCCGCGCCAAGGTATTCGGCGACGATGCTTCACGTCAGTATGTTCTAGCAGCTGACGACACCACATCAAACAACGCTGGCTTAATTCCAACTCGTCAGCTCTCTGAAATCATCAACCCATTGTCAAACGCAGATCGTCCAGCTGTTGATTCAATCTCAAGCGGCGTTCTTCCTGATGCTGGTATGACTTTCGAAATTCCAAAGATTACTGCTGTTCCAACAGTCGGCGAAGAAGCTGAAGAAGCAACAATCGACGAAACCGGAATGACAAATGAATTTCTTTCAGTATCCGTTAAGAAGTATGCTGGCGGACAAGAGTTCTCAGTCGAACTTCTTGATCGTTCATCTCCAGTATTCTTTGATGAACTCGTTCGTCAAATGGAGTTTGCCTACGCAAAGGCAACTGATGTCGCTGTAATCGCTGGCCTTGTTGCTGGCGGAACAGATGGCGGAAACCGCACTCTCGACGCTTCCGGCGCACTTGATTTTGTATCAGACGCTTCCGTTGCTATCTACAAGGCAACTCTTGGCACAGCAACAAACATTCTCGTAAGCCCAGAACAATGGGGCGCTTTGATGAATCTCAATGACGCTGGCCGTCCGATTTATCAGAATCTCATTGGCAATAGCAATCAAGCTGGAAATCTAACCGGACAATCAGTTCGCGGCAATCTTCTTGGCTTGAACCTTCGCGTTTCACGCAACCTCGCAACTGCTGATCCTGATGGCGATAACTCACTCATCATCATCAACCCAGACTCTTACACTTGGTATGAGTCGAGCCGTTTCCGTCTAGAGACAAACGTAGTAGCAACCGGACAAATCAAGGTCGCTTATTATGGATACGGCGCATTGGCAACAAAAGTAGGCGCTGGCGCTTACCGCTTTATGATTGCTTAATAACGATTAAATAGTGACGGCCAGTCCGCTCCCGAGCTGGCCGCTCACCTAAAGAACGAAAGGAACGAGATGCCAACGATAGTTACAGCTTCAGAGCTAAGAGCCGTCCTTGGCGTCTCGTCATCCTTGTATTCGGACAGTTACTTAAATGACATCATAGACACTAGTGAGAATTTAATTCTCCCAATGCTTGTAACTTATGCGACAAGAATTGAGAAAGTTAAATTAACCGACAATGTGGCTTATTATCAAACATCTACAATCCACGAATTTAGCGAAGGTCAATCCGTCGTCGTAACTGGCTGTGGTTCACCTTTTAACGCCACAGTCACAGTAACCAATGACCTGATCGAGCCTTATGTTTTCACAGCCGCAATTACCAATGCGGACATTATCGAGCGCAACGTCATCCCAGCCGGAACTGCCACACTATCCGGCGCTTCCACTTATGTAGGCAACGCCAACGTTGAGAACGCGGTCATTATTACTTCAGTCGAAATCTTTCAAGCGCGAACTGCCGCTGGTGGGCAGATTGAGGGAGTGGATTTCTCGGTAACACCTTTCCGCCTTGGCCGCTCCCTCTTTAATCGTATCTCGGGCATCCTTGGGCCATATATCGACACAGAGACGATGATCGGATAATGCCAGCAAGCACTATTCAAGATGACGTTCGCGGAGCAATTAAAACCGCTCTAGCTGGTGTTAGCGCTAACGTTTACGATCACGTCCCGGAAGCGCCTCAAGTTCCAGCCGTCGTAATAGTTCCGGATTCTCCATATATGGAATTGGAACTTATTGGCAAAGCAACAACCCGGGTCAAACTTAATTACACAATAAGTGCGGCAGTTGCTTATTTATCAAACCCAGCTTCTTTAGACAATCTCGAGAAGCTTGTTATTAGTATTCTTGGCGCTCTATCAGCGTCCAAGTATGAGTTATCAACAGTCGAAAGACCGACAGTAACTCAAGTCGGAGCAGTAAACTTACTTGTCTCCGACATCCGCTTGAGCGTCCGCTACGAGCAAACTTCTTAAGGAGAACAAATGGCAACGACAGTAATCACAGGTCGCGATGTCACTTTCACGTTGGACTCTGCGTCCTACGATGCTCAGGCGACTTCTGCGACTTTATCTTGTGAGACGATTATCGAGACTTATCAAACTCTCGATGGCCGCGCTTACAAGTCAGTAGATAAACAATGGACTTTCACAATCGAACTACTTCAGGATTGGGGCGCAGCTTCATCCTTGTTCGAAGCTATGTGGGCAGATGCTGAATCAGCTGCTAACACAACTTTAGCCGTATCGTTCACAGCGGTAACAGGCGCAGTATTCGCTTTCAATGTATTGCCAATTTTCCCAAGCGCAGGTGGAGCAGCTCCAGGAGCTCTCACCGATACTTGGACAATGACAGTTGTTGGAACACCAACAGAAACATTCAGCTAAGAGATCGGGGAATCGGGAGCTATGAAAACTGAAATCACAATTAAATATAACAACGGAGACGAGGCTCTTTACACAACAAAGCCAGTCGATTACGCGAAGTGGGAAAAGGAAACTGGTAAAACAGTCAGCCAATTAACCACTCCCGGAATCTGGGACATTATGTTCTTGGCTTATTCGGCGATGAAAAGAGAATCAGCTGGGAAGCCAGTTAAGTCTTTTGATATATGGATGGACACAGTCTCAGACTTTGAAGTAGGGGCTGATAACCCAAAAGCCATCCAGCCGGAAGCGTAAGCAGACTCCTAGTCGAGTTAGCAATAGCGACCGGAATCCCAATGCAGTATTGGGAAGATGGGGAAGATTTATTAACAGCGATTGAAGTAATGAAGGAGCGAAATGGCGGAGGTAGGGCTTAGTCAATACAGCCAACGCGAACTTCGCACACTCGCTAGAGCATTTACTTTGATGGGAGAAGAAGCCACAGATGAAGCAAAACAAGTGGCAGGAGAGATGGCTGACTTTGCTCTCAAAGAAATCCAACAAGCTGGCCGAGCGCGTCAAAAAGCAGCAGGCGCAGTTAGAGCAACAGTTGATGGCGCTAAAGTCTCCAAGTCCAGTAAAACGGGTCGAATCGATATCGGTTTTGCGCGTCAGCGTTTATCTGGTGGCGGTAACACACAACAACTTTGGGCAGGACTTGAGTTTGGATCTAATCGCTTCAAGCAATTTCCAAGTTATTCCGGTCGATATGGGCGAGGATCTCGGGGCTGGTTTATTTATCCAACCCTTCGCAAGATTCAGCCTGAACTAACTCGCAAATGGGAACAAACAACTGATGCGATTGTTAAAAGGTGGGCCAACTAATGGCTAGAGATTACAGAACATTAAAGCTGGAGATTCTTGCTGAGACGAAGCAATTCGTCGATGATATGAAGAAATCCGAAAACCAAGTTCAGGGATTCGGCGAAAAGATGGGCAAGTTTGGCAAAGTGGCAGCTGCCGCTTTTGCTGCCGCTACTGTGGCCGCAGTTGCCTACGCTGGCAAGTTGGCAGTCGATGGCGTTAAAGCTGCATTGGAAGATGAAGCGGCTCAAGCCCGATTAGCCAATGCTCTAAAGAACACAACTAACGCAACCAACGCTCAAATCGCTTCCGTTGAAAAACAAATTCTAAAAATGGCTTTGGCTTTTGGCGTTGCCGATGATGAATTGAGACCTTCATTCCAGCGTCTTGCCATAGCAACCGGATCATTAACGAAGGCTCAAAATACTCTTCAATTAGCTCTCGACATTAGCGCGGCTACTGGTAAATCAGTTGAGGCCGTATCCAACGCATTAGGTAAGGCTTATGAAGGCAATACGGGCGCTTTAGGTCGATTAGGCGTTGGATTATCGACTGCTGAAATCAGATCAATGGGGTTAGACGCAACAATGAACCAACTCGCCCAAACTTTTGGTGGCGCGGCAACTACCCAAGCCAATACTCTTGAGGGTCAAATAAATAGACTTAAAGTCGGCTTTGATGAAGCCAAAGAATCAGTTGGAGCGGCTTTACTTCCAGCCTTGACAGCGTTCATTAATTACATAACCAACCGACTAATCCCGATGCTAATTGAGGCGAAAGATAGAGCTCTAGCTCCAATCAAAAAAGCCTTTGAGGATAATCGCGAAGCAATTGAAGATTTATGGCAGTTTACAAAAGATTATTTAATCCCACTATTCGAGTTCACATTAGTCCAAGCCATTGTTGGAGTTGGTAAGACTGTTGGGACTATTGTTAATTTAGTGGGCGCAGCAATAGACAAAATTAAGTCTTTTGTTGAAAGCGCTAAAGCCGCAATCAATAGTTTAATTGAGCTCTACAATCGAATTCCTGTTTTGCCGAACATTAAACGAATTAGCGATACTGGAGGTTTTGCTACCGGGCCAGGTTTTGTCAATTTAGCTCCGCAATTACCTCAAGGAGCTTTAACAGTTTCATCACCTTATTCGACGCCGATGTCTTATGCAGATCGACAAATTTACATCAACGTCAATTCACCAAGCATCATTGATGAAACTGGATTTACGAGAGCTGTGGTCGATGCCTTAAATTCGGTTGAACGACGCTCGGCTGGTGGGTTAAGCGCCTTAACAATATGACCCTTTGGAATCCCGAATACCGGGTGAAGGTAAACGGCACGACTGTCACTTCTGCGACTTTAGCCGGGATGACAATTACTAGCGGCCGCACTGATATTTACGCTCAGCCACAACCCGGTTACGCCAACATTTCACTTTTAGAAACAAATGAATCAGCCGTCGCCTACGAAATCAACTATCCAATTACCATTGAAGTTAAGGATTCTTCCGGCGCTTATCTGTTCTTATTCGGTGGCTTTATTGCCGACCTAGGCATCGAAGTAGCAACTAGCGGATCATCTGCGTTATCGCAGCGAATAAACATCTTGGCCGTCGGCGCATTGGCTCGATTGGCTAGAGCTGTATTCGAAGGCAACCTACCTCACGATTTCGATGGGGACCAAATCTACGAAGTTTTGTCAGGTGTTTTATTTGATGCTTGGGATGAAGTTCCAGCAGCTTTAACTTGGGATACCTATGACCCGACAGTAACTTGGCAAGACGCGGAAAATAGTGGCTTGGGTGAAATTGACCGTCCCGGAGATTATGAGCTTCACTCGCAATCTAATCTAAATGAAAATGTTTACAATTTAGCAAGCCGATTGGCAACATCTGGCCTGGGATACTTATACGAAGATTCCCAAGGTCGAATTGGTTACGCCGACAGCACACATCGATCCGAATATCTAGCAGCTAACGGATATATTGATTTAGACGGCAATCACGCGACTGGGCCGGGTTTGACCATTACTAAGCGAGCTGGAGACGTCCGTAACGCGATAACTATTGGTTATGGTTCTACTGGTAGTTCGACAGTAACAGATTCAGATTTAGCCTCAATCAGCGAGTATGGACAATTAGCCTCGACTATTACCACCACACTTAAAAATCAATCCGACGCTGAAGACCAAGCCGCCTTTTATCTTTTGATTAGAGCCTATCCTCAATATCTATTAAAACAAATAACTTTCGAGATTCATAGTCCTGAAATCGACAATAATGACCGCGACGCGCTTTTAGAAGTATTTATGGGGTTGCCAGTCAATATCCAAAATTTGCCAGCCAATATGGTAAATGGCGAGTTTCAAGGATTCGTTGAAGGATGGACTTGGACAGCTTCTTACAATCGCCTTAGCTTGACTCTAAACGTTTCTCCTATTGCTTACTCTCTCCAGGCCTTCCGTTGGAACAGCGTTCCAGTAATCGAGACTTGGCAGACGATATCCCCAACATTGACTTGGCTAGACGCTACAATCGTCGCCTAAAGGAGACAAATGCCTACAACTACTAACTTTGGCTGGACGACCCCGGCCGATACTGATCTTGTCAAGGATGGCGCAGCTGCCATTAGAACGCTTGGCAACGGAATCGATACTTCATTACTTGATCTTAAAGGTGGAACGACTGGACAGGTATTAAGCAAAGCATCAAATACAGATTTAGATTTTACTTGGTCATCAGTTGATCCATTAACAATTCTTGACGCTAAAGGTGATTTGATAACTGCAACTGCGGCTGATACTCCTGCGAGGTTGGCTGTCGGAACAAATGGCCACGTTCTTACGGCTGACTCATCCACAAGCACAGGTATAAAATGGGCTGCACCGGGCGGAGGTAATTTATCTTGGTCTCTAATTTCAACAACAAGTTTGACAGGCTCATCAGTTGCTTTAACTTCATTGACATTGAATAATTATTTTTTGTGGCTTCACGACTACAATGGAACAAATTCAGGACAAGATTTAAGAATTACGTTGAACAACAATACAACTGCCGCCA